CGCAGCCATTCGTGTCGCAGCCTTTGGGGCAACTGTTAAATCGGTTCGGATTCGTTTGAGCTGATCTTGTGTGAGAGAGTCTTTCCGAATTGCATATCCTCTCGCAGTTAAGACACGTTTGAATTGATTATAATCTGTCATGCTGAATTGTTGTGCCGTTTCTAAGGGTAGATTGTGTATCAATTTTAACCCTTATCCTTTCAGAGAATGGTCGACTTACCACGCATGACTCAAAGAGAAACAGTGATTTTAGGACTTCACTTTCTTGCGATTTTCTTAATTCCATATTTACCTCGTAGCATTTTGATTCTTACTGATACTATCTTAGTTCGTATTGCTCTCTTGGCTGGTCTCATCAGTTCTGCCTATATCAGTCCTGTGAACGCTGTTGCTTCATTTGTTGTAATTGCCATGTTATTTGTGGAACGCAACAATATCAAAATGCGTCATTTGGAACGAGCCATGCAACAAAGTGATCCCGAATCTCCTGCCATTCAAAGTATAGTCACTCCTGAAACCGCACCTGAACAACCTCCATTTGAACAACCAACTGTGCGAGGAATGCCATTCATGCCACAAGAGGATTCTGGAGATGATTCCTTCGCACCTGTCGCAGAAAGTATGAATCAGAAACAGCCTTTACCTACGGAAGGTAGTAATGATGGAAGTGAAAAGGCAATTGATCAACTCTTCTCTTGGGTAAACCCTGATCTCGCCCAAGCTCCTTAGAATTACAATAGTTCACAATGATTTGATACAGTATATCATATAATTGTGTAAAACAGTTATTTACTCTTTATTTAGCACCACAAAATGGGATATTCTTCCCTGCGTTACTACTAAACGAACATGCTATAGTTCCTTCACATTTTGAACCATTTACTTGACCTTTACAACAGGAAAGATTTCCCAAACGGTCTGTAAATGTTTTTGTTCCAGCTGGACATTTTGTGTTAGTATTTGGACTTTGACTCTTAAATCCTTCTTGAATAACTGACGCATTACATTTGACAGGAATCATATACAGTATTAGAACTGCGACAAGAATTCCCATCAAGGCATATACAATTATATTCATCGCGGGGGCTCCCATTCCTATATTCGGGGCCTACTTTTGAAAGGTGATTGTTTTAAACCATTCCCCAACTGTATCAAACCAGGATCCTGTTCCAGAATGGTCAGGTGTAAAATCTGTCAATCCAATCTCTTTCGGTTTCATCAAAAATGTATTCAAAAAATACACAAACGCAGCCAATACAGTAATACCAAGAATGATTCCAAGAATGATACAGATCTTTAAGAAGATATCTCCAACATCCAGACTTGCGACAGGTTTATCTTCTGTTCCTTGTTCATTCGCTCGTTTGAGATTTGTATCCATTCGTTCACCAGTTGTTGGATCAATTAAGAGTTTTCCACCCTGAATATCTTTTTGACGATCGATCGCAATACATTTATAGGCACCCGTGTCACGACTGGTTGGAGAGGAAGCTCCAGTAACAAAGGATTTAATCAAACGAAAGGTTGTTTGAAACTCACGTGAATTTGTATTCACAGTAATCACAGATGGATATGGTTTTAACATAGGACCATTCATAGTATATTGACGATTTGATTTGGTTTGTGCTTCATTGGCCAATTGTGTAAAACTTGATAACACTTTATAATTGGATAATTTTGGAATTCCTCCTTTTGTTTTTTGTTGAGGAAGAGTCTTTACTTGTTCTTGAGTTACTGGTGCGCCATTTGTCCAATAAGCGACTTGAATTGTGATAGATGATTTTTGGTCAGTTTCAATACATGTTGAATACCGAATTACATCTGCGCCTTGACCTTGTGGAATACAGTCTACAAGTTTTCCTGCTTTCCCTTGTAGGAGACTTGTAATTTTGCTTCCTGCGAAACTTCCTGCGGGTGTTTGATACACTGGAATAAGTAAACAAGCTATACTTGTCGCACCAAGACCAATCGCAGTAGCAGTTGATCCCCAGATTTGAAATTCTCCAATCACTGTTCCTGAAAATGACGCAATTCCTTGTTGGGTTGGTTCTGAATAAAGTATTGTGGCAACAGTATATTGGATTCCTCCCATGAAAAATGTATTTGTTCCATGTGGCGACATGACACCATTTGTAGCACGCATTGGAGTTTCACTTGGAGAGAATTGTAATTGTATATCACTTGAGGCGACAATTTGTGCTTTATCTGGATATCCAGTCCATCCTTCCACACGGATTGGAAATCCTTGATTTCCTGGTTGACAAGTTTCACCCATTTTCCTACACAAGACCTGGAATGTAAGTTGGTCCATCAAACTTATACACTTCCACACGTCCTTCTTTTCCAATTCCTGAGATGCTTACATTTTCTCCACCAAACATTTCTTCACATCCAATACTATCCATACAATCACGTCGTTGGAAACGAACAGGAAGTTGGATTGGATTATAGGTATCCGTTCGTGTATAATAATTATAACGATCGGAACGATAGGCAGTTTGACGACCATAGAGTGGTAAGAGTTGTTCTCCAGATTTGATGATTCCCATTTGCTGATAGGCTTGTGGAAGTCCTCGGGTGCTTACATTGATTGGAACCGCACCGGGTGGGATCATTGCCCCACGTAAATCAGGAGGGCTCTGCCATGTTCGAAGTGGTTCTGGGGCTCGTGTATAACGATCGTCACCGCCACCACCGCCACCACCCATTCCTTGATTAAAAATATGGATAGGCGCAGGGGTTGTAGGTGATGATTGTCTGGGCACTGCCATTAAAATATAGAGACTGACACCGATTCCAATCAATAGGAAGACTCCAAGAGTCGGTGTCAAGCACATGATACCTGGAGGGCAAATTCCTCCTTTCTTAGCCATGTTGTTCTATTACTGTTTTCCAAACATCTCAGTGAAAGTCTCCATGAGTTGTTTTCCATCTTGGAGCATGGGTTTCATTGTTCCAAGCATGGACATTAAACTCTTTTGTGTTTCCAAGAGTTTACGGGTATCGTCTGTCATTGCCTTCACTTGATCAGGTTTGAGGGCATTGAGGGCATTGGAAAGAGTTGTTCCAAGATCAATATGGGCACCTCCCACTGCGTCAGCAGGGATAGATCCAAGTTTGAACATTCCATTTGTAGAAGGATCTGTAAATCCTGCGGTTTGTTCAGCGGGTTTTGCGGCTGGTTGTGCGGGAGGTGTTGCGGCAGCTGCGGCATTCGATGAAGGAAGTGCGTCTTTCATCATTGGTGAAACGGAAGCATCACTCGGGGCTGCGGGAGCACTGGCTGCCGCAGCGGGTTTTTCTTCCTTTGGCTTTTCAGCAGAGGCATCTGGAGCAGGTGGCACTGCGTCTGCGAATCCTTCTGCGAAAGAACTACTTAATACACCACTTGGTTGAAATACATTCTTCTGAGTGATTTCTTGAATCTTCTTTGTGATTGCGAGGGCATTATCACCTGTTCCAGTAGATACTTGGAACCCTTCCTTTGTGCGACGACGTTCCACAATTACTTTCCATACAAGACCTGAAAGGATTGTAGCTGCTACAGTCAATTCAATAGGGTAACGAACGCTCATTACAATTAATCCAATGGCAAAACTAAATAAGAGACCTGTCATTCCAATTCCAAAGATTCCATAGATAGCATATAATGCTAAAAATCCAATACTGGCATTTCGGCGAACTGTATTGGTGTCCATTCCTCTACCGTAAACTGCGTAAATTAAGCAGTTTGCTCTGCCATCCAAGTATGCTTGGACTGTGTTCCGTTCTGTTCCTAAAAAGGTCTGGTTTAGAGTGAAAGAAGTGGAGCGATCACTCTCTGAAGAACCCAAAACAAGGCACCTCCCACAAGAGCACGTGCAACAGAACCCATCGTAGTGAAATCTCCACCGGGGCGTAAAAGTTGTGGTGCGTAATGACTGACTAAAAGGTTGATAGCAGGAAGAGTCATGATAAACACAATCATCGCAACAATGATAGGCTGTTTCAATTCATCAAGAAGTTGCCCTTGTGTATTCTTCTTGGGTTCCACATAGGTCTCTGTGGAAATGAGAGGTTGCTGTTGTTGCATCTGTTGGGGTGCCGTTTGAAAAGGGATCTGTCCTTGCGCAGCCATCATCATTCGTTGAAAGTCTGCTTCGGTCGGGTGGTCGCGGCCAATCATATGTGCGGTTGGAACCGCAGGGTCAGTGGCAGTCGGAAAGTTACCAGACATGGGTGACACTTGTTGCATTGGCATTCGTGCGCCCACTGGTGGAGGGGAGTTGGACATAACTGGATTGGCTCCACTTGAATGATTCATATCTGCCAAAATACTATCCACTAAATCACCATCAGATGGTCGTGACATTCCATCCAAGTTAGATAAAAGAGTTCCTGCTTCTGACATGGGTATGTTCTGTTCCAATCACCGATTCCTTATCCGTTCACTCTTACGCGGAGTTGCTTGGAGCCTTCCAAGCAAATGGCTCAATGACCCCAGTGATAGGACATTTGGTTTCTTTTGGAACAAACTTATAACAACGGTCATCAATCTTATAAGCATGTTCACGAATTTCTTTCATGACGGGTGCCTTGTAGGAAAAACATGCATCGCCTTTACAGATTGGACGCATCAAGAGAATAATAAATACACCCATTAAAAAACTAAATGTCATATCAAATTTTGGGTCTTTCAAAATATCAATTAACATTTTCTCCTACCGAGTGAGTTTAAATTTTCAGTCATGATAGGCCCTTGCGGCAATCGTTTCTTTTTTGACGCACCCTGTAGAAGTATGTTTCATCATTTCAAGTTTCTTCCATTTTTAGCGGGACTCGTTCTCGGCGGCATTATCTTTTTAGGATTGAAACCCGAAACAAAGGATCGTGTGGTAAAGTGGCCTCATCCTTCAAACACAGGAAAGATCACGTATCGGGATCGAAATGGGCTCTGTTATACATTTGAATCACAAATCGTTGATTGCGGAAAAGTAAAGGAGAATCTTCAAGTCTATGCGTTTGAATAAATAGTGTAAGTTTATTGACCCGCTGCGGCACGAGCTGCGCGAGCTTTTCGAATCGACGCAATCGCTGCGGCAGAGAGAGGCTTGGAAGGTCGTTTTGCTTGTGTAGCAGCTTCTTGTTCCTCTTGTTCTTCTAAATCCGCAGCGGAAGGAGCAGGTTGTGCTTGTTCCAATGGTGGCGCAGCAGCTTCTATCCAAAATGCTTTCATTGGATACTCCATTTGAATAAGTTGTAGGATTGGTTCGTGAACACGATCTGTTTCATGTCGTTTCATTGTCAAGTCTTTTACATAATACGCTGCGTTTGCGCCTTCATTTAATACGGTTACAGCTCGAGGCATACTTGTGAGCCCAGTCAAAATACATTCTGCGTCATGAACTTGTTGATTGGCCACTAAAATATCATTGTCAGAGACTGCGCCAGGTGCTGCCTTGTAGGCAATCATCATTTGTTGAAGAGCTCGTTTGGCCGCTGCGTATTGTTCTGCGGGTTCTTTGAGAGCTTCTTTGCGCTCCTTGAAAAATGTTTGAATTTGCTCGGATGACTTTGGAGTCATTCTTGGAACAACAATAATTTTTTGTTGTTCCGAATCTCGTGTAGGTGGACTAATTAAATCTCCTTCAGGTGTAACTGTAAAATAAGATGGATATAATCCTTTTGCCTTGATCCATTCTTCAATCGTTGTCGGTTGTTTTGCAATTTTCTTCAATGGAAGAACTGGCTGTGCTGGATTTTGAAGGGTGACTGTTCGTCGTGTGGTGGCCATAATACTCTACTCTACCAGAAGAAGAACATGGCAACAGGACAACTATTTGGACTCAGTATCGCAGTTGGTGTGTCTTTGGTTGCAGCAGTCTTCATGTTTTCATATATTACAAAGAGTCTTGGATTTGGAGGAACACCGCTTCAATGGTTTGGACTTCCGATCTTCGGGTATGTTGTTGCATTTGGACTCAACGCAGGAATTCAACAATTATCGTGTGGGACAGTCCGACACGGTCAAATCGCACTTGTAAGTGGGCTTATCCCCCTCGCAATTGTGAGTTTTCTTGTATTATGTTTGAGTAGTTTTATTCGTTCTCCAATCGTGGATGCCGTTCCTCTTGCGTATCGCTTGTCCTATGGAAACATATTTGCCCTTGCGTTTTACATGTTTTGGGCGGGTATGTTCGGAGAGGCTGTCGCAGGGGGATTTATTCAAGGATGTCCCAAATAAGGTTTGTTTATTCTGGGAGTCCACGTCCTAAATACACATATTTTGGAATTCCTCCTGCTGCTTCGGTTGCGCGAGTATTTAATACATAATATCCATCTGGTAAATCCATGGGAACTCCTCGTGAGCGTCGTCCTCGTGGCTTGGGTGGTAAATCAAAATCTGCTTCCTCAACATCAAATACATCATCCAATACTTCAGCCTCTGAAGCCTTTGTAACCTCTTTGATAGACTTTTTAGATGATGGCGGTGCCACCACATCCTGGTTAGAACCAATTCCTGCGATGGCAAATCCAACTGTAATCAATATATAACTTACAAGCGCCCACAAGACAGAAAATAACCAAAATGGAACCCATGTATGAGTTCTTGGATTTCGTCCAATACCAAATTCTTTCCATGTTCCATCTTCCGTAAACATGGATTCGGGTTTGATTGTTAGCACGATTGCGACACCAATCAAATATACTATTCCAGCGGCAAGTAACCGTCCCATCTATTCTATTCTATTAATCATTATCTTCATCAATATTATTCACATCATACCCACCATATTCTTCTCCACCATATTCATCCCCTACACCCTCTGGCATTCCGTCGGGCCCTCCCACAAGCAAGGCACCATAATCTTCCATATTCGCCTGTCGTCTGAGTTCAAGTTCTTCTCCACTGAATAAATTGCCTAAATTTGTCTTTCCTCGTCCCCACATTCCAATTCCAAGAGCCTTCTTTTCCATCTCAATCTTCTTATCTTCTTCTGACATTCCTCGCATCTTATTCAAGAAACGTTGATGTTCTCCTTCTGTGGCTTCTTCAATCTTCTGTTTTACAAGTGTAGGGTTATATGCCAATCGTTCTTTGGAGTATTGTGCCAAGATGGTAGCAAGTAAACGAATAATAAATGAATCACTTTGTCCATCTTCTGCGGCCAAATCAACTCCTTCCACTTCAGGAACCACATCTGGATCAATCAATTGTCCCAATGAACCAATTATCCATACACGAAGTATTTCTTTCAAGAAACGTGCTACTTGTTCTTGCGAGAGTTTCTTGGAAAATTTAATACGACTGACACGTAATTCTGGAGATAAAGTCATCAATTCACTCATTTGAATCTGAAATTGTTCAAACTTGAGTTGTGCCTTCATGAGACTATTTGGGTTTTCATCTGGGTATAAATTAAATTTATTAATTATTTCAACATGTTCTTTAATCTTATCATTGATAATCTTCTTATGATCACTTTGTAATTTATAATGCGCAGGAACATAGACTGGTTCATATCCAGGTCCTGAAACTATACGTTGGATAGGAACAAGAAAATAGCTACGGAAAATTTCAAATACTTGACCGGTTGGTTGATCCAACATGGATGTTAATAATCTGTATCGTGCTTCACCTATTTTTTCTCGAAGAAGATCTTCTGAATCACGAATGGAATCACGAAGTCCAGACAAGGCACGTGCGATATCAGGTCCAGAGGCCTGCGCTCCAAGTGCCTCCAACGCACGCTCAGATTGTTCCAATAAGGTAGCAAAGCCTGGAACAGGTTCATAGGACACTGTGGTTAATCCAGATAAAATTTCTGATGGTGCTTGTGGGAGATTAGGTGAATAGAGTGCAAACATTTGACGCTGGTGGGCGGCATCCAATAAATCTTGGAATGTCTGTTCATTGATTTGAATACCCTGTGTTTGGAGAAACATTTTAATTTCTTCTTCACGTTGCGCGAGTTTAATAGCAAGCTCTGCTTCTTGTTTGGGTTTTGTTGGAATATAATCCACTTCAGGAAACAATACCTGTGTAGGGATTTCAATTCCACACCAGTCACATTTCAAATCATGGCCAAGTTCATGTGGTAATCCTTTTCTGGGACCATCGTAACATAATTTCAAAAATACACGATATGCATTCTCGATTGAAAGGGAGGCAACTGTAAGTTGTAAAGGACGCACATTCATTGGTGTATAGGCAATTGTTTGATAAGCCCATCCAGGTTTGAGGACATATAATTCAGGAAGCACAGGAAGAGCTGCATCACGGAATGTTTGACCAGGACGATCAATTGGATCACAACAACAGGATGTTTCTGCGTATGGACTTCCTTTCACAATATTTGCGGAACGACGTGCTAACTGGTTCGCAGCGCGAATCCATGTATCAGATTTGAGGGCTTCTCCAACCGCGTTTTGCTTCGTTCCTTCGCGAATGGTTGGTGATTGCGTGGCATTTTCGGATGCTTCTTCCTGAACCTCCATTCGCGGTAAGAAATTATCAGGAATAATTTCTAGAGCACGCGCAATTGAAGCGCCCCTTCCAAAGACTGAATCAATATGCTCACGTTTTGTTTGAAGGAGTCCCTGAATCGCAATATCTTGGACAAATACCTTACAATAGGATACAATACGACTTTTGATATACGCTGCGCGCTGTGTATCATTGGCAATTGTTTGGAATCCATTCGTCCAAGGAATTGTTTTCTCATACATTCCTGAAAGCACACATGCTAAGTAGTTCACACCTGGTGATTGTGTATCACTGGATGGGTCTGCGCTTGCGATAAGAGGGAATCCACCAAATCCAGGTTTACATCCTTCCACAAAAAACTTGACACGATAGTCTGGAATACGCGTCTGAACATGGATGAGTAACATGGCAGTTGTAGCAGCGATTTTGACTTGACTAATGAATTTGATATAGGAGAACTTACGTTGTTCCTTTGGTAGCGCTGCGTAATCTTTTGAACTAATTGTCACTGCGATTTCTGCTGCGACACGATCAATGATTGTTCCAATCACATCTCCTGATAATGTCAACCCAAGTGTATCGCATAATGTTTTCAAAACTGTGTAAATTTCTGTTTTTGTATCTGTCTCAAACTGAATTTCTTCCGTAGGATTGATTTGAATTCCAAACAAGTTACGAATTTCTTCATTCGCAATCGCATCCGTATCCACTAACACTTCACGGCCCATCATAGGAATACCATTGTCATCAAATTCTACATTTGTATCATACTCTAAATCAGCAATAGGATGACTACAGTTTCGACATGAATAATGCCCTCCTGATAGACCGCCTGAGAAGTTCATGATAATTTCTTTCTGAAGTGTCTTCTTTTCACGTGGATTGACAAATTGTTGAATTTGGAGAACTTCATGTTGACAGATGAGCTCCTTCTTACATAATTTACATATGACCCAGTTTTTCTCACGAACACCATAATATGTTGTAACAAAACGTGACATGAGTTTGAAACGATCTGTATCATCTTTTACATCACGAATGGCAGATAACGTGGCAACATGTTCGCATGTGTTTGGTTGAGGAGGGGCGCCCAAGTTTCGTTGAAGATCTGTGAGTTGCTGTGCCTCATGAAGTGCTTTCACCATTTTATCACGCACAAACCGATTTCGTTCGCGTTTGATGGCGGCTTGATCTCCTCCAATAAAAACTTGGAAATAATCATAGGCATATTTTAAAAGTGATGCCACGAGACCAACATCCACATATTTGTAACCAGGTGTTTGATCCTGAACCTGTTTGACAATCGCTTCCAATTCAGGATATCCTTTGACACCTTCTAATAATGTATCCACGAATGATTGTGAAAGAAGTTGATTGGCTTCTGGTTTGGGTTGTTCTTTTGTGAGTGCCTCGCGCATGGAACGAATATGTGCGCGTAGAGACGCAAGAATTTGATCGACACGCTTTTGAATTGCCTCATGCTGCTCTACATTTGGTTCTTTTTCATCCATACCAAGATCAGCCTTCACAGGTGATAAGTCACCAGGTCCACGAGGGACGATCATTTGAAGAATTAATTTGAAATAGTCGATGAATGGAATTCCAACCGCGGTTGGTTCATCTTTGTGAATGACAACAATTTGTTTGGCGGACAATTCTGCGACTATTCCGCCCAACTCTTTCAAAATAGTTTCCATCCATTCCTTTGGAGCAGAACTTCGTTGAATGATGCTCCATAAGTTTCCAGTTCGTGTCGCACCAATTTGCCCAGATAATACCGCTTGATAAGGAAAGAGAACATGTCCCTTCAAATTTGTTCGATCCCCTCCCATGGAAATATCTGTGCCACCTTTTATGAGTGGGCGATACGTAGGCCCATGACCACGACGTAATGAAAAATCAGTAGGATGAATGAATAATCTTACTCCTCCTCCATTATATGACGTATCTTTTGACTTACCCTTTGATGATTCGAGACCATAGACAGTATTTGTCTCAGGTTCTGCTTGACGAAAGAACTCTGCGTCATGTGAAAATGTAAATGAACCACCATTAAATACATCACTCAATGGAAATCGTGTAAAGTAGGTCTGGAGCATTTGATGGAATCGTGGTAATCCAACTCCTGGTTGACCTGGAGGAATATTTCCTTGATTTTCAAGATATTCATTTGATGATTCAATAACGGATTCCAAGTTATTCACTAAGATTTGATTATAATACTGATTACCATCTTCATCTTCATTTGGTAAGTCTTCATAGAGAACACGTTGTGTATCCAAAATAGGTCGTGCGATTGGAATCGATTCATCTAACAAATCATGTAATGTTTCAATACTAATTTGTTCTTCCCCATCTGGTGCACCATTTGGTCCACGTTTAATAATACTATTTTTGAGTGAACTTGCCATTTTTACAAACGCAGTGATTCGTTTGAGCACAAGAGGATTTTTTTGACTGGGTGCGTCTACCATGGAAATCAAATCATTAAATAAATCCTTGATTTGTGATAATTCAGGATATATGACATCAGTTTCAGCAATTTCTTTGAATACCGCAATTTTTGGTAGAATAAAATCATCAAAAAATACAATATCATCATCCTCAGGTTGTTCTCCCATAATCGCCGCAGCTTGCGCACCAGGTGTTTGTGACAAACGAATCGCTTGTTCTTCTTCTGCGACTTCTTCTTCTGTCATGGGCTTTTGAGGTCCTACAGCGGCTTGTTGAATACGGATAACTTTGAACGGTTGATTCTGAATCCCCTTATAATCAAATTCAATAGGATCACGTTCATCTTCTACACGGATATAATCTCGTTCGTAGTTTACTTCTGTGAGTTTGTAGGATTGTCCAAGAGAACCATCTTCTAAGAATGTATCAATCATTTGCCCTTCATGAAATCCATTGAGCTCTGCGAATCCAACATTGGGTCCATTACCAACTTGCGTGATGCTTATAAATCCAAGTTCGGGATCAAATACTCTACCTTCCTCCGTTTCCACGAGAGGGAAATAGTGAAGAAGATTGGATACACCATCTGGCATGATACTGATGAGATTGTCATCCACGTAGTATACTTTTCCAATTGTTTCTCCATATCGTCTGGTTTCAAGTTTGAATCGATCGCCGAGGATAATTCCACCCTCTTCTTCTTCATCTTGTTCCTCTTGTTGTTCTGCTCCGGCACCCACTTCGGCTCCACTCACAATTCCTTCTGGAGTATCCTGTGGACCTGCTCGTTCTGGTTCGTTGGCAGGAGGAGGAGAAGCGCTCATAGCGATTGCCCCCGCTGCTTCCGCCAAGTTTGTTCCAATTGTGTTGGGCACATTTGGCGAACCCTCATTTCCCATATTTGATATGTCTTCTTCACGATTCATACGGGAAGGTTCCTAACACATCATCGTAAAAAACACTGGGTGGTAGGACGAGCTCCTATAAAATTGACCTCCCGCACGGCTTAAATAAATGACACAAACGATTCATTAAGAAGATGACTTACACACTTACTCATTTCCGTTCATGGATGACTAATTTCTCCTCTTGGGAAGACCTTCGAACATGGCTTCAAAGTGAAGAAGGTGGAAAGCTTCGTGTAATTGAACCTCGTAACTCTATCTATGCGCTTGTCCGATATGTGAAAGGGCAAAGTGATTTTACAAAGGAACATGTTGGATGGTGTCGTAGCGTGATTGTAAATAAAGAAATCCGTCGTGTGATGTGTGTCGCTCCCCCGAAGGCATCCACACTTACAGAATCCACACTTTCTGAGGCAACTATCGCTGAAGATTTCGTAGATGGCACAATGATCAATCTCTTTCGTAAATCTGATACGGAGGAAGTGGAACTTGCGACACGTAGTCGTATCAATGCCAATTCACGCTTTTATGAAGGCGGGCCTTCCTTTGCGGAAATGCTTCAAGAAGCCATGAATGGAGCGAAACTTTCATCGATTGTTGATTGTGTTGATCCTGCCTATGCTGAATTTACAAGTGTAGTTCTCCAACATCCAAAGAATCGTATTGTGAAGCGTGTGGATAAACCTACATTTGTGATACTTCATCAAGGGTGGGTGGATCAAGATGGAACAGTTGTGATTCATGAA